CCAAAATTAAAGCAAATTAACAAGCTCCGTAACTCAATCTTACTACCCCTCCTCGCAATGGAAACAATATCTCATCTTTTTCAAAAGCTGACATTCCACGCACAAACCGGACTCAACTTCGTTCTCGACCGTATCTCCGAATTCAAACCAAATATTCCGAAAGTCAATCCCAATGCTCTCCAAGCACATCAACGTATACTTTTTCACTCTTACAAGCGATTTCTATACCCTGACCAAATGAATAAAATTCTTTACGGCTTTAAAAGACACGAAATAACCGAAGAATTAGTTCTCAACGACTTCTTCAATGGTGATATTCCCGCACACAAAGTACAGAAAGACCTTCATTACTACTATGCTTTAGATCTTACTCAACAACTTTACGCACCTCCTCAACCATGTCGACCTACTCACATTCTTGACATTCAACATCACTATCCTATGAAAAACCGACCCAATGCTGAACCTCCATTCTCAACTGAAAAATATTTCCTTAATATGCTACCTCCTGATACCAAACCTTCTGTCGGTAACATGAAACCAATCATCTTCAACTTCGTTCGTCGATGGATGCATGAAATTAAAAATGGCACTGAACCTTCAGATCGCTACTTCTTTTACATGCTATTACATGTTAAAACCGCACTTGTACCTTCAGACTCTGAACCTAAGGCACGAAACATTTTTGGCGTCCCGAAAATGCACATTATACCCTGCATCTCCTTTTTATGGGCATTATTTGCTCATTATAAGCGCAACCCTGGATCCTCTCCTCTCCTCTGGGGCTATGAAACCTTTACTGGTGGCTGGCTTAGACTCAACAACGAGCTATTCCACAATCACCTATCCTCATCATTTATCATGATCGACTGGAAACGTTTCGACAAGTATGCACAATTCTCAGTTTTACGCGACCTATTTATTATAATACGCACTTACCTCGATTTCGACAATGGATACATCCCAACTAATGATTATCCCGACACTCAAACAACCTGGTCTCCTGAAAAATCTAAACGTCTTGAACGTTTATGGAACTGGACTGTTGACGCGTTCTTCGAAATGCCTGTTGTACTACCTAACGGTCAAGTATTCAAACGTACTACCGCTGGCATCCCAAGTGGTCTATACCCAACTCAATTCCTAGACTCACTCTACAACACTTTAATGCTAATTACAATACTCTCTTCTCTTGGTGTTCCTATTACATCTAAAAATACTATGAAAATAATGGGTGACGACTCACTCATCAAAATATACACATATGTACCACCGTATCTGCACGACGATTTCCTCGTTGCAATGCAGCTTCAAGCTACTTACTATTTTGGATCAATCATATCTATGGACAAAAGTAAAATTAGAAACAACATCAATGGAATAGACGTACTCTCGTACACTAACAGCTTCGGCTTACCCCGACGCAATGAAACTGAACTCCTAGCTCAGTTTTATCACACACGTGCACGACACCCAACACCTTCCAAAACGATGGCTTCCGCTATCGGATTCGCTTATGCATCATGTGGACACGATTCACAATGCTACCGAACACTGGAACATGTTTACCAATTTTACAAAAGTCAAGGTATAACACCTGACCCCGCTGGGCTACCTCTAGCCTTCGGTGATGATCCTTTCAGCTTAACTGCTCAGGACATTTCTCTCGACCATTTTCCTTCGAAAATGGAAATACAAGAAAAGTTAACCGCTTTTACTTATGAGTCAGATTCTGTGAAACGATTCTTTCCGATGAATCATTTCCTCTCTTTCTTCTAAGTCTCGGACGCACTCCGATTTTTGTATTTATTTAACTCAAAATCTTAAATTTAAACCAATAAAAAAAAAAAAAAAAATAAAAAAAAAAAGAAAGA